TCTTGCGCCTGTGCCTGTGGCTGAATCTGTGCCACTGCTACTGGTGATTGCTAGAGTTTCTGGAGATGCGATATAAGAATATATTCCACCGCCATCCCATATGGTTTCTTTGTTTGAATCCACATCTGTGTTCATGCCAAACTTTTCAATATAACCAACACCATCAACTGCACCAGCACTGATATTGATGCTCCAGTCGTAACTAGAACCACTGGTTCTCACAATGGGTTGGCCTGCTTGATTATAATCTAGAGCTTTGTGTATGTTATATGTGTTAGGTTCATCTGAGTGAATATAATCAGTTGAGTTTGAATTCTTTATTCCCATTTATTACTCCCAAGGTCTGCCAGATTGCAGTCCACCTACATTTGCATTATCAGACACTGTATCTCCTACATATTTTGTTGGTAACAAATCAATATTTAAAGTATTAAGTGATCTGTAGTAGGGTTTTGTAGCATCAATACTGCCTGTAATAGTTCCATCAACTGCCACAGTTTTACCTTGACGCTTTGCTTCTGCAATATCTAATTTGGCTTGTTGCTTTGCTTGTTTAGTTGCTAGTGTTGATATACCGTTAGCCGCCATTGTATTATCCTATTACAAATGATATTGGATCACCACCATCTACGTATTTTTGTATTTCATCTTCTAATCTGTCCATGGCTGTTTGTGCTTCAGTCTTAAGTGCCTCACCATTTAGTGTAACACCACCTTGTGCACCTGGCAACTGGCCAAATTTTGATCTTGCTTCACCTAACATCATTTTACACTGTGCGAGTGCATATTCTCTTATCCATGACTTTGCGTATGGATCATCTAACAATGTTTCATCTGTTCTACGCATGTACACTTGAAGTAATAGTGTTTCTGCATTTCTAGGACGTCTAACAATTGTTAATTTTTTAGTTACTGTGTCCCAAATAAAATTAATTTTGTTACCAAACAATCTACCAATTGTTTCTTGATATTGACTGAATGCTTCCCAAGTGGCTAGGCCACCAATTCTACCTGCTTGTAAAAAATACAAGTTAGTGTAGGCAATTTCAAACGGATCAACATCAATACCTGACTGCTGATCAGATCCCAAAGCACGTCTAAATGTTTCACGCACTTCAATAACTTCTGTTGGCAATGTGTATTCATTTGTGTCTTTTTGTATTTGCAAAAATAGTGTTGCTTCTTCATTGGCATTTGATGATCTTTGTCTAAATCTATCAAAAGCCATATCCAAACCCTGATTGTAGTGTTTTGGATCAAGCTCAACATCAACCATACCATCACCTAGTAGGTTACGCATATCTTCTATAATTTTATCTCTATTTGATTTCTGTTTGGCCATTTTAATATCCTATACTTGTATTTATTTACTTATTGAAAAATACGGACTAGTATAGTATCTTTGTTTAGCCGTCCATTAAGTTTAGTTTCAGTGGTAGATAGTGCGTTAAAGGTGTTCTTAATCGCTTGTAAACCCCCCGTATTTAACTTTTCCATCACTTCTTGGGGTTTACGTACTGTTTTCTGTAAAGCACCGTTTAAATCGTAATTTAACAAGGTTGTTCCTTTAACTGTTAATCCATGGTGTTTGTGAGTTGCTTCATATATACCCAATTTCCTATTTTTTGTGTTGTACACAATCACTGCTGAACAACCTATTAGATTTATTGGTTGCTCAGATACTAACTTTAGATCTTTGTCTTCTTCTTTATATTTTATTTTTTTGGCCAATTTTTCTTTTGATGGTGGCTTGTATTTTCTTGGTTTACGCTGTTTCTTTTTGTTTGCTTGCCAAGTTTCACAATCTTTATACACTCTTTCCCACCAAGCAATGTGCTGTTTCATTTCTGTATTTGAATATGATTCAAAACTTTCAACATAGTCTTGCTGTTCATCTGTACGTTCGCTTGGTTTGATGTCTCTATATTTTAACCCTTTTGTTTGTTCGTCAATGTAAACATCCACTTGTTCTTTGAGCATTTTCATAAATGCTCCGGGAATGTCATTAGATAAGAAATAATTGTAGGCTTTGAATATTTTTGGATCACCATCTCTAGCCCATACTTTTTCAAACTCGTCATCAATATCACCAACAATATACATCAGTCGTGTACGCATACGATCTTGAATGCTTGGGCGTTTTGGCTTTTGATCTGTTTCTTTTTCCTGTTCGTTAGGCATTGTAATAGACTTTTCTTCAACTATTTCTGTTGGTTTTGCCACTACATTTTGGGCATCTCGCTTTAGGAAATCTGGTATTTCTAATAAATCTTTGTTTGTCAATTTTTTCTCTTCCATACTGCTATATATACATCATTATACATAATTCGCTAGTTTTGTCAATCTTTAGTTGAATAAATAGTTATACAAAAGGATATTAACATGCCACGACTGAGCTTATGGAGACCACAAAAAGGTAACGATTACAAAATGATAGATCGTGTGATCCGCGAACATTTTAATGTTGGTGGCACTGGTGTATTCATTCACAAATACCTTGGTCCACATTCTCAAGCAAACACCACAGATTCAACACAACCTGACAATTCAGTGGTACGTCCCAACAACATACAAGATCTATTGTTTTTAGAAAACAGAGATCGTAAGTATGATGCTGACGTATATGATATGCGTGGTGTATATCAAGTACAAGATTCAGATTTTGATCTAACACAATTTGGTGCATTTTTATCCAATGATACTATCTACATGACGTTTCATTTAAATGAAATGATCAACATACTTGGTAGAAAATTAATGAGTGGCGACGTATTAGAATTACCTCATCAACGTGATGATACCATGTTAGATATGGCACGTTTAGAATTTACCACAAAGCCAGCAAAAAAATTTAGAAAAGGCGAAACTGTAACAGGTGCAACAAGTGGTGTAACTGCGACAGTAGTAAACTATAATCATGATGCAAAAGTTTTAAGAATGGTCACTGATGGTGACTTTACTGTTGGTGAAACTGTAACAGGAACATCAAGCACAGCCGTTGGAGAGGTTACGGCTTACTATCCGGAAGGCCCACAAGCAATCAATAGATATTATGTTATCGAAGATGCCGCGAGAGGTTCAGAAGGTTATTCACCAACTTGGTATCCACACATTTGGAGAGTTAAATGTACTCCATTGGTAGACTCACAAGAGTTTTCAGACATACTTGGTACTGGTGAACAAAAAGATGATTTACGAAATTTAATTTCTACATATCAATCAGAGATTGATATAGGTGATGCAATTGTCAATCAAGCACAAAACGAAGTTCCTAAAAAAGGATATGAAACTGCACACTTGTATGTTAACAAAGCAGACGAATATGTTCCAGGTATGGTTTATGGTCATTGGCAAACCAATACAGCATCATTCAAACTGTATGAGTCAACAAATACAAATTGGCAAACATTTGACTACCTTGTAAGTTCAGCGGCACCAACTGCTAATTACAAGAACGGTGACTATTGGCTAGACACAACAAACACCAACTGGGGATTATATGTTGGCGACGGCGCTGTGTGGAACAGTCAGGCTGTATCAATAGTTGACTCTGCAAACATAGATGGCAGTACTAAAACACCAATATCATCTTATGTACCTTCAAGTGATTATGCTGTAGTAGTTTCAGATAGAAATGTTGGTGCAACATATTTCAAAAAAGTTACAAATGGTTCTTGGGTAAAAATTGCCACAGATTCGACTACAACAAGTTTACTTGGTGTAGATGTGTCTATTAATGCAACGCAACCTTCAACAAATACTAATGGTAAAATATGGTGGCAACCAAACACAACAGGCGGATTGAACGTATCATTTAAAAAATATTCATCAACCACAGACAATTGGGTTACACAAGACATCACACTACACTCAAGTCAAGATTCGGCTAACGATGCATTTGGATTCTCAACTAAAATTGGTGTACATGCCGGTTCGGCGACACCACCAAATGGTATTGCAATAGCACACACCGGTTCAAGTTTTCCTAATTCATTGAATGATGGAGATTACATACTACGTACGGACTATGAACCAAACAGATTATTTAAGAAAGTTGGCAATAGATTTATTAGAATATCAGATGATCATAGAGGTACATACTCAGCGGCTAATAGAATATTAAATACATTTGTAGAAAATACAAATGCTAGTGACAACACTAGTGACGGTAAAGAACAGCAAGGTTTAAGCAAAGCAGTTAAACCAAGGACAGACGTATAATGGCACAATTTTGGTATGATCAACAGATAAGAAGATACTTGTTACAATTCGTACGCATCTTTAATGGCTTTCAAATTCAAAGTGGTCAGAAAAATGCAGGTGGCAGTAATTCACAAACATATAGAACTGTACCAATGCGTTATGCAGATATGTCAAGAATGGTTGCACACGTACTACGTGGTAATACAGAAAATGCACTAAACTCTACACCATTTATGACTTGTCATGTTGCTAACTTAAATGTTGCAAGAGAACGTAGACATGATCCAAAATTAATATCAGCACAGCAAGTACAGGAAAGAAAATACGATTCCCTTAATGATCAATACACAGCAGAATTAGGTAACACATATACAGTAGAACGTTATATGCCTGTTCCATATGATTTAACAATTAATGTAGATATATGGTGCTCAAACACAGAACAAAAATTGCAACTATTAGAACAAATATTAACACTGTTTAATCCTACAGTAGAAATACAGTCAAATACAAACCCATTAGACTGGACAAATATAACAGTTGTTGAATTAATTGACATACAATGGTCTTCTAGATCAGTTCCTCAAGGTGTTGATTCACAACTAGATATTGCTACACTTATTTTCCAAATTCCAATTTGGATTAATCCACCAGCAAAAGTTAAAAAGCAATCAATTATTCACAGTATTATAAACAGAATACACATGGACGACAATTTAAGTGATCTTGAATATGATAAAAATATGCAAGACTTTTTTGATCAATTTAGTAACCTAGAAGAAATAGTAGTTACTCCACAAGATGCTCAGGTTGATGTGACTGGTAACACAATCAGTTTATTAAATGCACATGGTATAAATGAAAATTATTCGTGGAAAGAATTTTTTGAACAATATGGAGAATTCCAAGCATCAACATCAAAAATAAGATTAAGACGTGCATCAGACATTGAAGATTCAACACAAGATATTATTGGTACTATTGCTTATAATCCTGCAAACGATAATCAATTAATTTTTACAATTGATTCTGCAACATTACCAACTAACACACAAACTGCTGTGTTAAAAATTATTGATCCACAAAAGAATCAACCAGGAGATGGAACCCTTGCTGGTCAACAAGCAGGTCAAAGATATTTAATTATTAACAACATTGTTGATAACTCTAGTAACTGGGGTAATGTTACTGCCTCAGCAAATGATATCATAGAATTTAATGGTACACAATGGGAAGTTTCTTTTGATGCAAGTACAAATAGTTCAACTGCTCATTATGTAACTAATAGCACCACTGGCTATCAATATTCATGGAATGGATCCGAATGGATTGACACGTATCAAGGTCAATACAAACCAGGTTATTGGATCTTAAATCTAGCAGGAATATAATT